TGTAGTCCCACACATGCACATGCATGCCGTTGCTGTCCGAGAACGCATGTGTGGCTCCCCAGGTGTGGCAGTTGTCCACGTTGGCGGGATCGTCGCGATGATAGTAAGTCACTGGGCCCTGCAGGAACTGATGGATTTCGTCAAAGTAACGCTCGGTGTCGTGCTCGTTGTGTATGCTCACACCGATCCAGTTCGCACGATAGAAGTCGCCGTCTTGACGATATCGCACCATGCGTTCATACAGGCCAGGCACCTGGTTCAGGCGGGTGCCATTGGTCATGATCTGCACCCGCTGATTCCACAATTCATTGATACCGTCCACATAGTCACACACCGAAGGATTCAGCAAGGGTTCGCCACCCATTATGGCCACTTTTTTGAAACGCATGTGTTGGCTCCAGGCCCGATAGACATGCTCATAATCCTGCCAGAGATAGTGACCTCGGAAGTCGTGATTATTGAATCGGTTACAATCATCACAGGCCAGATTGCACACGTTGGTGATGTAGAATTCAATATAAGGTAGATACGCCCTTGAGTCCGTGGGATTGTCGTCGATGATGTTGTAGGCCATGTCTAACCAAAGGTTCCTGTGCTGCCCGTTTTCTTGAGCCGGGCTGCAATGGTGGTGTTCTGCATCTGTGCCTGGGTGGGGCAAAACTTGCATTGTGGTATCACACGGTCCAGTCTTTTGAAAAATTTATGCTGGGTTTTGTCATCGGCCCAGGCCGACAATCCCTGATAAGAACGCATGATCTGCCGGTCTGTTTCAGATATGGCCAAGGGATTTTGCTCGTCGAATTCCGCCATCAGCACACAGGGTCCGCATTTGTGCAGCCGTCCTCGTATCATGTGGTAATTTTTCCACTGCACAAATCCGCAGGCCTCATGTGCCAGGTTGGGATCATTGTCGTACACAGTCAAGGCACCAGGCTGCCAGGATCCGTCGACCTCGGTTGGTGGTTCGCGATGGACTGCAGCGGGATAAAAACTGTCCTGTATCCACAGCCTCACCGAAACAGAATTTGCATCTACGAAGGTGTAGTCGGCACCATGACTGATTGGATGTCCGGTATGATCACAAGCATTCCGACCGTGATATTCTTGTATGGCACCACGCAGAAATGTGCGGGCTTCTTCAAGATATCGATCTAGATCCGTGCGGTTGTGTACGCTTACACCAACCCAGTTGGCCCAGCACCCGTCGGAACGGAAGTCGGCCAAGGCTTCGTACAGGCCAGGTGTGCGATTCAACCGGGTACCATTGGTAAGTACCTGCACATTTTTGCTAAAACAGCGATTTAGTCCGCGTATCCAATCCAGGATGCTGGGATTCAGCAAAGGTTCGCCGCCCAGGATCACCAGGCCGGGCACATCCAGTCGGCGTCCCCATTCTTCGTAGTCTCGTTCATAATCCTGCCACAGTTGATGCCCACGAAAGTTGTGATCATTGAAACGATTGCAATTGTCACAGGCAAGATTACAAACATTGGTTATGTAGAATTCCAGCTTCTGGATATGTCGCTTCATCCAGATACTTATCCACTACCAGACTCGTAGAATCATCAGCGTGTCTGTGCCTCGGCCATTGAAGGCGGTTTCTGTGGTCTTAATATCCCGGAACACTCGACGTGCATTGGGTTTGCTGGCAGTCATCAACGCCTTGAGCGTGTCAGTCGGTCGGCGCAGGGTTTTTTGTTGGCTTTCGGCCTCACCTAGTCCCAACAACATGTTGTTCTTGATAGAAATGGTGCCAATGTGAGAATCGGCCACCGCATGTATCAGCTTGCGTTTTTTGGTATCGTAGAGCCAGGCTTCGGATGCATCGATCAGCTTTGACGCAGGCAATCCGGTAAGTTTGAATTCACCAAACTCTGTGATATGTCGGAATTTTCTGGCGCGGTGTTCGGGACTCACAGCCTTAGCTTTGCGTGGACGTTTTTCTACCCGCTTGATCTGCACAAAACTGGCACAGTCAGCCAGCACCTGTTCGCTGAGTTTTACAAGATTGCGTATCTGTATCTTGGAAAAGTTGCCGTATCCCTCCACGAGATCAGCATCACGCCCCTGCTGCACTGCCTGTAACTCCTCAAGTCTAGCTGCCCATACATCACGCACCATGGACACCATCTGAGTCGGCAGGTTCATGCCGCGTATCACAGCGATGGGTCGGTGGTCAGCGGTCATTTTAGCATCGTTACGGATAACGTCATCATACAACCCTTCCAATTCGGCCACGATTTCTACGGCCTTGGCCCGTAGTCGATCCTGTATCGTAACACGCTCTGGTTCTGTGGCCGCAGATTCTGCCACCACCTGCTTGACAGATCCGGTGGCCTCAATATTGGCACGCACGGTGTCGGACACAAACTCCAGTTCCCGTGTGGTCAATACAAGGCCGCGTTGATTCATGCGACACAGCCACCCCAAGGTATTGGGCAGCGCAGATTCTGGCACGCGACCAAATGCACGATGCTGACCAGCATCGTGCTCCAGCAACCAATCCAGTACCAACTGTTTCACAATTTTCTTGTCGTAGTGGTAGCCGTACCAGCCAAATGCCCGCATGACAGCACTCTGCCTGTGTTCGGGCCCAGGCTGCACGGTCCAGTCCGGTTCCGGACCAGTATATTTTATGTCAGCACTTTTGGGATTCAAGACGCGTAATTTGGTTGCAACCATGGCATTCTCCGATCATGTAGGTATGTAGTATAACAGCGGCATCTTTGTTGGTCAATGATCCTGCGGTAAATACACGATAGGAACGCACATGCCTCGATTAAGCCTTTATCGCCCCAATCGCACCCGAGATTATCAGTTCTTGGACCGCACCATTTCGGAAATGTACACCGTGGGCGGAGTTGACATCTATGTCCACAAGTATCTGGGTCCCACACCCGGCGGTGAAGACAGTGCCACTTCCGGCAACGCCGATGCCACACAGCCGGTGTATGACGATGTCAGTGACCTCAACATCCAGGATCTCTTGCTGTTGGAAAACCGTGATCGAGTGTATGATCAGGACATTTATATCATGCGCGGCGTGTACCAGATGCAGGATGTGGATTTTGATCTAACTCAGTTTGGCCTGTTTCTCAACAATGACACCTTGTTTATCACGTTCCACTACAATGACATGATTGACGCGTTTGGTCGCAAGCTGATGACCGGTGATGTGCTGGAACTGCCCAATCTCAGAGACTACAATCCGCTCAATGCCCAACTGCCCGAGCCCTTGCCACGCTATTATGTGATCCAAGATGCAGCATTTGCCGCAGAAGGATTCACACAGACCTGGCTGCCGCATCTCTGGCGCGTCAAAGCCACACCGCTCACAGATGCACAAGAATACCGAGATGTGTTGAAACGCCCCATGGTCATGAGCACCATCTGGGATCCAGGCAATTTCTATCCTGTGGGCAGCATCGTGAACCAGGGCGATGTGTACTATCAGGCAGTGCAAAACACTCCAGCCGACACCGACATCACCGACACCACCTATTGGGTGTTGTACACGCCTGCGACCACGGCAGATCTACAGGGCACGCGAACCAAAGATCAAGAAATCAACGATGCCATCATCACACAGGCCGAAGTGGAAGTTCCCGCCAGCGGTTACGACAATACCAGTTTCTATATCTTGCCCACCACCGAAGATGGCAGACCCGCCAACAATGCCGGACTGGACGCAGATGGCACGGTCACAGTGGATGGCACACAGCCCGGCATGGAGGTCACTCCTCGTGCCGAAGGTTACACCCTAGGGTATCTCACTGGAGATGGTATACCTCCCAATGGGTTACCGGTAACCACCGGCACCACGTTCCCCACCGGTGCTGTGGCCGGCGACTACTGCTTGCGCTTGGATTACTTTCCCAACCGGCTGTTCCGGTACAACGGTGCTCGTTGGGTGCGTATCGAAGATGCTGTGCGTGGTGATCTCACCAATGGTGCAACCAACAACACGCAACGCAGCACCTTTGTGAACAATACATACACGGTGCCTACCAACGATCTTGGCAACATTCCCAGCCGTCAGAGTCTAAGCCAGATCCTACGGCCACGGGCTGACAACGGCGACGATGGTGGCAACAAGCCGGCCCGACCATTTCCGCCCACAAGACCAGGACAGAGGTCCAGCTGATGCTCAACCAATTCTTCTATGATGCGCAAATCCGCAGGTTCCTGTTGCAGTTCACCCGCATGATATCCGGTTTCCAAATCGAATATGGCCGTGAAGAGGATGACCCCAACGCAGCTGCCTTGATCCGTGTGCCGGTGCGCTACGGTGATGCCAGTCGACAGGCACAGACAATCTTACAGGAAAACAGTCGCAGTAGTCTGCCCAGCACACCACTCATGACCTTCTATGTCTCAAGCCTAGACTATGATCGGCCCAGGATCCAAGAACCCTATCATGTCAGCAAGATCAATGTACGTCAACGAACCTATGACGACGCCACAGACACCTACGAGACCACACAGGGCAATGCGTTCACGGTAGAGCGACTCATGCCGGTACCCTACAAACTGGGCATCACACTGGATATCTGGACATCAAACACCAACCAAAAGTTCCAACTTCTGGAACAGCTCCTGATCCTTTTCAATCCCAGCCTGGAAATACAGGGCACCGACAACTACATCGACTGGACCAGTCTCAGCGTGGTGGAACTGGAAAGCACACAGTGGACCAGTCGTACCATACCAGTAGGCACCGAAAATCCCATCGACATCTCTACCGTACGCTTCAATCTGCCCATATGGCTGTCAGCGCCGGCCAAGGTCAAGAAACTGGGTGTGGTTGAGCGTGTGATCATGAGTGTGTTTGATGGTTCAGGTGATCTCTCTGATGCTGTGCTGAACAACGATCTATTGCTGGGCACACGCCAGGTGATAACACCCTACAACTATGCTGTGGTGGTGATAGGCAACCAGGTGCAGGTCTTGAAGCAGCGTGATGTGGGCTCACAGCCCAGCAACGACAGTCTTGAGGCCACTGAATTAGTGGGTGACAGTCCGTTGCTGTGGACCGAAGTGATTCCAGTATACGGTGAACTGAGACCGGGTGTGAGCCAGTTGCGACTGGAACAGCCAGACGAGTCTGAAGTGATTGGCACCATCGTGATCAATCCCAATGATGACCGGCTCTTGATACTAGATCTAGATACCGACACTGTGCCGGCCAACACCTTGCAGCCCATAGATGCCATCATTGACCCTTTGATCAGTGCGCCCGGCGATGGACTAGACAGTAGTCTCGAAGGACAGCGTTACTTGCTAACAGAAGCCACCGGAGATGCCAACAATTTTGTGCCGGCAGAAGCCTGGGTGGGTGCCAATGGCCGTCCCTTGATAGCTACTGCCAACGACATCGTGGAATATCGCGGTGGATACTGGCGAGTGGCATTCGCTGCTGAGACCGTGACCGTGGATCAGTATGTCACCAACATCACCACCGGCATCCAGTATCGTTGGACCGGTGAAGGCTGGATCAAGAGCTATCAAGGCCTGTATCTGGCCGGCCTCTGGAGACTGGTGCTTTGAAGGCCGTGGGTGTGTGGTTCCGTTCGCGGGACACCGGTCGGTATCTCTATCTCTTGCGCAATGACACACGCCATCCCGGCTGCTGGGCCTTGCCCGGGGGCAAAGTGGAGTCAGGCGAGACCTTGTTGGGCGCCATGGAACGCGAGTGTGTGGAAGAGCTGGGTGAGTTTCCCATATACGAAAAAATCCTGCCCTTGGAGCGATTCACCAGTGCCGACGGCCAGTTTGAATACAACACCTGGGTGTGTGTGGTAGGATCGGAATTCCAGCTCCGGCTCAATCACGAACACCTGGGCTATGCCTGGATCACTGCCGGAGAGTGGCCACGGCCCATGCATCCCGGACTCTGGAACACCATCAACATCGAAGCGGTGCAAAACAAGATAGCCCAGGTCGAGGGCTATCTTGTGAACGATTAGGCCTGGCTCTCAAAGAACTGCAGCTGGATCTCACCCACGGGATCATTCACTGTGTCCAGCGCCGTGATCTGGATGCCCAGGACTTCGGGACCATTGGGGTAGGTTCCTTGCCCGGGCACAGCCGATGTTCCAATCTGTTTGACAGAACTGAGGTCCAACAAGCCTTGATTGGTGGTAGAAATCGGTATGGCAAACAAACGTTCGCCGCCCTGCAGTTCAGCTGTGACAGCCAGCACAGTGAGATTTAGATCGTTGGTGGTGGTGGTGCCGCCCAGTTGGTTGCCTAGGATCTTGAGTGTGTCGCCGATGGCATAGCCGGTGCCGGGATTCTGTACCGTGATCTGCGTGGTGAGCGGTCCGTAAAAACTGTTCTTGGCCGTGAGCTGAACCGTGACCACAGCATTTGCTCCTGAACTGCTGACCACAGTGGGTGTGAGATTGGCAAAGGTGCGAGTACGCGATCCGCTAA